TTTTATAAATATCAAAAATTGATGCTATTGCAGTAATTGGCAAAATAGAAACATATAAATCAAAAACTGTTGTACTTTTTGGTGCAATTGTAATTAGATTTTCGTTTCTTGCAACTCCAACTTTTTTATTATTTACAAATATATCACTTATTAAATTATTTATCCTCGCTGTTGTATTAATTGGGTTAATTGCAGCAATAGACAATACCAATACCGGATTAAATATATTATTATTAAAGTCAATTTTTTTTATTCTAAAATTAACCTTTTCAACAAACATATATTTTTTGATCAGATAATTTGCTACTAATATAATACCGAATGGCAATAAAATCTTTTTCAACATAAGCCAAATTTACTACAATGTAAAATAAGTTGCTAATTATTTTTTAATTTAGTTTAATTGTGGAAAAAAAATTTAAAAAAAGTGTGTGTATTTGTAAAATTATAATTATTTTCGCAACCATAGGGCAGCGAAAATAATTTTAAACCACTTTTCTAAACCACTTTAAACCGGTTTAAACAGTTTAAGTAATTAAACCAAACCAATATCATTTTTCACCTTTAATAAAATGAATATATACGGTAATAATATAGTGATCACTAATTGTAACAATTTACCTTTGTGTTTTCATGTTGGTATCACTTGTTTATATAATGGTGAAATGTGTGTTTTTCACAATACACCATCTAAAACCAATGGTTATAATGGCAATGTTATTTGTGAATCACTTTATAAATTTTTAAGTGATAGAAAAATTAATGCTATTTATCCCACTAATATACCAACTGAAAAAATTTTACAAAATTTTAATCAGGTAAAAAATAAAAAATATAATGCACTAAATTTTAATTGTGAAACCTATATAAACCAATTAATAAACGGTAATACCGGTACTACACAATTAGAAATATTATTTTGTGCTTCTGTATTATGTGGATCACTATTTTTATAAAATGAAATTGAATATACCATTACAGGCTAAAAAAAATGTTTATAAAGCTGTTATTTATAATCAAATAAATGCCAATAAATGTGCAACAAAGGTGGGTAAATTTAGGGCTAATCAGATTTTAGAAAACAGACCTATGTCTGTAAAAACTTTACAACGTACTTATTCGTATTTATCAAGAGCAAAAGTATATGCTTCCGGTAATTGGATGGAATGTGGAACTATATCTTATAACTTATGGGGGGGGGATGCTATGTTGATATACTTGAAAAAATTATTAAAAAAATAATTATTTGCTCAAATATTCTATCCATGCTGCATTATTTGCAGCATTTTTTATATTAGATGGATCGCAATAAATTCTATGAGAAAATTTTTTATTTGATGCAAAATAAAAATTAATATACCTGCATCCTTTGTTATTTATAAATTTTAAAAAATTACTATCATCATATACATTCCTATATTTTAAAGGATTTTTTATAGGATCGTGAAAAAAACAAATTGCATTAAATATTTTTTTTGCCATGTTATTTTATTTTGTATATTGCACTTGAAAAATGAAATTGTTTTACAGTTTAGAGTGGTGAGTGATCACCACTTTTTTTTTCAATTTCATTAATTGCACTAAATATTTCAAAAGCTACTTGTGGAACTATTGCATTTCCATAGGCTTTGATAGATTCTTGCCGCCATTTTGAAAAGGTAATGCCGTCCAATTCTGTGGGAAGCCCATCATCTCTTCCACAAATAGGGGATTGAGATGGGAACGAGTGCCAAGTAGTTCGTTTATTTGACTGCCCAAATCGTCGCCTTTCCAATTCTCCGCATTGGTTGAATCCATTGCCGTTGGGATAGGTAGTAGTTGATTCCTTGCCATTTGTGGTAGTGATATTCCGTATCTTTTCCCTGTTTTGAAACTGATGCTCTTTCCATTTGTTAATCTCCTCCCCTCGTTGGTTGCATCCATAGTTTTTGGCGTAGGCAACAAACCAAACCCTATCTCTTCGGTGGGGAGCGTTGACGGATACAGCTGGAAGTACATACGGCCATACTTGGTACCCCGCAGCTTCCAAGTCAGCTTGCACCTCGTGGAATACCAATCCCCCTGACCAATTAACAAGGCCGAGAACATTCTCGCCCACGACCCAACGTGGTTGAATTTCTCTAATTGCTCTAAGCATTTGCGGCCATAGATGGCGTTCATCTTCTTTGCCAAGTCGCTTTCCTGCACCTGAATATGGTTGGCAAGGGAATCCTCCTGTAAGGATATCAACTTGTCCTCTGTGAATAGTGAAATTTGTTTGTGTGATGTCATTGTAACTTATTGATTTTGGGAAATGATGTTTTAATACTCTTTGTCCGAATGGATTCCATTCGCAATGAAATAGGTTTTGCCAACCTGCCCATTCCGCTGCTAAATCAAATCCACCAATCCCGGAAAATAGTGATCCATGTGTCATAATACAATATATTTTTTATCACGTTTAACAATAATTTTTTTACTGATCCATAGCTTTACAATTGCCTTTGCTGCATTTGTACCAATACTTTCAACTTCCTTTAAATACTGTACAATTTCATTATAATCATCACCGGATCCTCCAATAATTTGCAATGCTTTTCTTTTATGTTCAATATCATTCCAATCTTTGTAAGTATGTTTTTTTATGGGATCTGTTGATGTTTGGTACCATCCATTATTCCACATTACCTCAATCGGTGTAAAATCATCAGAACTACGTAAAAATGATGGTGATAAACAATAGGTGTTATTATCTTTGTTTTTTTCGATCTTTAATGTTGATTGAGCGTAACGATCTGTTTGTGATCCAAAATGTCCCAATGTTTGCAAATCTTTTTTACCTAAATGCAATACACCAATTACTAAAATGTTGTAAATTTTTGTAATTTTTTTTAGCCAATTTATTAAATTACGGCTCTCTCTAACATCATTGTAATCAATTAACAAATCTAATAAGCCATCAATAATCAAAATACTGCAATCAGGTCGATGATGCAAATATGTTTCAATTAACTTCTGTATTGTGTCTGCACCATCCTCCCGACAATTAAAACAATCTATGTGATCCGGTAACTCTTGCACTTCACCAAAATAATTTATTTTATCAATTTGTTTATAAAAATCAAATTCGCTACTTTCTGTATCAAATAAACAAATCCTTTGCCTTTCAGGTATTGGTTGTAATGCAATTTTAAATACCGGATCACGTTTAATTGCTGATCCTATTGTTGCACCAATGTAGGTTGATTTGCCTGATTTTGGTACACCGGAATAAATAACAAAACTACTTAAACAGCCAATTGTTTTATTATCTATTGTTAATAAAATTTGTTCTTTATCGGGATGATGATTTTGTTTATACTTACGATCCGCAAGTAATTTTTTAAAATCTACCATGTTATATTTTCTATTATTCCTGCTAAGATTAAAATGATGATTAATGCTATTACGCATTGTTGATTTTCATTAAAGGATAATTTGTGCTTCTTCATGATCTAAATTTTTAATGTAATTATCAATTTTTTCAATTAATTCAACTGATTGATTAATTGCAAGATCCATTGTGTCTGCATCACGTACTAACATACTTGTAAAAATTTTTAGTGCATAATGTTCTAATCTACATAAACCCGGATAAGGTGTAAAAATTTGATTATAATTATCAACTGCGGGTGTGGCGGGAAATGCTGTTCTTAGCAATTGATTTTTTTTGTTTTCCTTTTGTTTGTTCATTGTTTTTAATTTTAATTGTTTTATAATGTTTATAAAATTCCTTTTGCATTATCCATGAAGATGGATATTTTTTTTTATTTAATAATGTACTGTAAAAATGTGCATCATCAAATGTGTACAATACACTCTCAACTTCACGATATGTATTTTTCAATCTTATAAATTTACCTCCTGAATAAATAAAATTAAAAAATGTTTTGCCTGTTGTATTTGTTAAATAGTAATACTTCATATCTTAAAAATCTATTTGTGAAATCATGTTATCAATTGCAGCTATTTGCCTTTCATAATATTCGATACTATCTTTTATTATTACTTTCAATTCCATCTGTAAATTGAATGGTATATGATTTTGTATTAATGATAATTCTCTAATTTTTTCTTTATGTACACCGGAAAATTTTATTTGTAAAATATCCTCTATTGTTAAAACCTTTTTTAAATATCGGATCTTATGTTGGTATAAACTTCGATCCATCTGTAGATCCTGTAGTTTTGTTGGTGTGTTTGTTTTCATGGTTAATTATTTTGTTTAGGTAAATGTAAGTATGAAATAAAATACAAAAATCACAATGTGGATAACTTTATACAAATTATTGTCATATACACATAAAAAAACCGGTGTAGAAACACCGGTCGCAATGATACAAAAATCAGTTTTACTGTACTCAACACAAATATAATAAAAAAAACCGAATGTAGAAACATTCGGTATGAACAAACAACTATATATGAAAAAAACTAACCTTTTTTATTATTCCTTAAAAAAAAAAGTAAAGCTATTGCAATTAAAACTCCTGCACCACCTGTTGCAGCAACTGTTGGTGTGATTTTTGGTAATCTATCTTTTATCTGATCATATATTTTTGATAAATAGCTACTATATGTTGGTGATGTTGCATAACCTGCCTTTTGCAGTTCTGCAAACTGATCTTTTGGTGTTTTAGCTAAAAATACTTTGTTATATCTTGATAAACCTGATAAAAAACTTACCCATCCTTTAAAACCATCGGTTACTGATGGATATACACGAAATAATGTACCACTATTTGCACCGGATGCTGTAGCTTCAATTCTATTGTTATATACTTTACCTGTACCTGTTAAATAATATTTTGTACCATCCGGTTTATATTCGGCTGTAGTCATGGATACTACCTTACCATTCCATCTTGATCCGGATTTTATTCCAAAAAAATTATTATAACTACTTGCTAACTTGCTTAATTTATAGCCACTTTCACCGATCAATTGTGTGATCAATGTTTCAGGAAATAATTTTGTGCCTGCAGTTGCAGCAACAGCTAAAGGATAATATTTATTAAGAAATGATTGCTGTTGTGTCATAATTTATTCATGATCTTTTGCTAATACTAAACCGATACCGGTAATAACTGTTGTAACACCTGTTGATAGATCTCCTTTCAATATTGATACTACACCACCTAATATTGCAGCGAAGCCGCTTAATGTAGTTTTTAATGAGCCTCTTTTAAACATACTATTTTTCTTTTAATTTTTTATATAAATCTTTACCCAAAACCGAAATAAAGCCACCGGCAAATGATATTAGTATTGACTGTACAATATCCATACCGTTAATACTTGCAATATTTGAAATAATTGCACCCAATGTGCCAACAAAAATATTTTCGTTATTGTTATTCATTTTCTTTTAATGCTTGTAATGTTTGAAATGCTTGTAATACGGCTGAAACGTCTACTAAATTTGTAAATGTGCCTTTTTCAAGTGCTTTATCTAAAGCTGCTTTAATAATATGTAATGCTTGTTCTTTTTTCATATTTTATGGATTTTCAAGTTTTATTTTATAGTTTGTACCATTCAACCAAATTACTAAATGTTCGCCACTATTCCCACTAGAAGTATTGCTTTGCAAATTTGAACCATTAAATCTTAATTCGCCTAAACCATCATCGATAGTTATAAAATATTGATTGGTAGCACCATTATAATCACCTAAAGTGTAAAGCAAATTTGTAAAATCAAGTAATAAACCTCTATTGTTACCGTTGTGCCATGTTTTTATTTGCTCACTACCGTTATCAATCATAATGTATGTACCATTCGTTTGATTGATAAAATCGCCAAAATTATAAACATCATTTGCATAATTAAATTCTAATCCGTTCAAACTACCACCAAACGAAGTTGTTATTTTTTGATTTAGAGTATCGAATAACATTGATGGTTGAGTATTATTACCTATACCAAATTGTTCATAACCATCAAATTTTAATACAAAATTGCTACAACTAATTTGTGTATTTTGTATCAACACACCACCTAAACCAATTAAATTACCTGTAAAACCGTTTAAACCATTTGTCGCACCACCAAATGCAGCACCACCACCACCTATTAAATCCCATCCTGTACCATTCCATCTTAAAATTTCAAAGGTATCCGATGCAATAAAAATTGTACCTAATGCAGCCCTGTTTGGTATATTTGCATAAATGTTAGATAATAAACCTGCACTTCTGCCAAAATTATTTGCACTATTTTCTATTCCAAACATAATTATTTATTTACGTACATTTTGCGGATCACAATACAATTATTAATACCTGCACCTGAAAATGTTATTAAAAATCTATGGCTACACATTTCAGCTTCATTACCCTCAATAACAAATGATTGACCCGGTGACAAAGTTATTATTTGTTCAATAATAATATCATTGGTACCCTGATTGTAAAATGAAATACTGTTACAATCTGAATATATTTGTTTTGTTTGTCCGATCTGTTGAATATCTAAAGTATAATACTGCATAATATTTTATTAAATGTGAAAAATGAATTAATAAGTATATGGTAATTTTTTTATTCCCTGTATTGCTTCCAATGGTAAACCACTTCCTGATCTTACTGTACCACCTGATCCTGATGGTCTATCTGTATTGATATTTTGCTGACTTCTGTTTCTGTATTGATTATAAATAAAATAACCAACTGCTGCAATTAAAACATACTTAAAAATACCTTTCATAATTTTTTATTATAATCTTGTTACTGTACCGGCATAAACATAATATCTATTTGATGATCCAAATTGCCTTAATACATAAAATTGTGGATTTTGCCTACTAAAAAAACCATCTGCATAAACAATACCTTTTGTTTTACCCATCACTTTCACTCCATCACTTGCTAATAACTCTGTACCATCCGGAGCTTTAATTAAAAAATCTGCATCCGGTGATTTCATTGGTTGTGGTGCATCTACAATTACAGATCCTCTGCTTTTTTTTCTAAATGAGAATAATAATAATGCACCAACAATTAATGCAACTATATATTTATTTTTTTTCATTTTTTATTACATTTTTGATTGTAGGTAATGCAAAATATATTACTACTGCACCAACAATGAAAGGTAAATATTTATCTAAATAAAATCTTAATATACCTTTTTCCTCAATCTTTATTCTATCCTGTTGTCTTTTTATATCTTCTAATATTTGTTGTCCTCCAACTAATTCTAATTTATTAACATCATGTTTAACAAATATTGTATTACCACTTCTATCAATTTGCCAATACAAATCAGGTGTACCACCATAAGCATAACTAAATATTACTCCAATAATATCACCTTTTTTAAATGTACCTTTTTTGGTACCAATTGGATAAAAAAAATCAATATCAGTTGTGGCTTTTAATGTTTTACCCAAAACTTGTGATACGTTTAATGTTGTAATTGGCATAATTTTATTTTCTTAACATTGATAATAAAAAATTAAACTGACCATTATTATTTTCTGCCATGTCTGCTAATTTCAACAGATCATCACCCAATTGTGCATCATGTTGTTTCAAGATAGCTATTGCACCTATAATTTTTTCATCTTGTTCCTCCGGTATTCCTGCAATACCCATTGGTTTATTTTGTGGCATAAATTTGCCTAAAAAACTTGTAACTGCACCTACCATTGCCATTTGTATTTGTTCGTTCTGTAATAGTGTATCAATGATCCCATTAATACCTGTTGGTTTATCATCTTCATCATCTTCAATATCTTCATCCGTTTCTATAGCTGCTATTCTACTTTCAATACCATTCAGTTTTTCTAAAATTGCATTGTTGTTGTTGCTGTTTTGATAATACATTGTTGCCGGTTGCATTGCTTCTGTTTCAGCCGGTGAAAAATACAAACTGCTATGGTACTCACTTTTGTTATTAATGTACCCCTTTGCCGGTGCATGATGCAGCCGTAATTGCAACTCTTCTGTTACATTATTTTGTTCACCGGCAACAATGTTATCATGTAATTTTTGTTTTGCAACTTCAAAATCATTTTCATTGTTACTAAATAAAATATCTCTACCTCGCCATACTGAAAAATATGGCTCGTTTGCATTGGCTTCAAACCAACTTAATACATTATCTGCACCACTTACCCATGATCTTTTCTTTGCCATAACTATTAATAATTTACTGTGTAATAAACTCCAATACTGTAAACCCTGTTGGTTGTACCCGGTGCGGAAGCCAAACTAATAAATGACTTTGTCCATGATACATTTTTCAAATTTAATAATTCAGGTTGATCATTTACATAAGGCATTGTACTTGTTGATGCAGCTCTTACATAATTTAACGATACAACAGGAATGTTATATAATACCTGTAGATCACCCTGATATATTGTTAAATAAGATTTTTGCATATCCGCTTGTGCTACTAATTGGCTACCACTCAATGGACTTAATGTATTGGCATCACTTGAAAAAAACACAATAGAATTAATACTAACCGGATAACCATCTCTGCCTGTTAAATTCGGCAAATCAGGAAAAAAGAATTTCGTTAAGGTTGATCCGGAAGGGATATTAACTTCAACTGCTTCATATCTTGATACTTTTAACATAAAAATCTGTTTTAAATTTTAAAAAAATAGCTTTTTTGTGCCGTAATAAATTACTATGGGAAAGCCTAAACCCTAACACATATTATTAACGTACTGTTGTAGCGTTTTGAATTAAAATACCTCTAAATACAGTTACGATAGCTGTATTTGCATCAACTGTACTTACTGCACCCGGCAATGTCAATGATGCTTGAATATTTGCTGCACCATTCAAAATGATACCCGGCTCAACAGGATAGAAACCATCACAACTCAAATCAGCCTGATCAATTGCAAATTGTGCAGGTGATGTTGGTGCTGCTACGTTGAAATTTGTGTTTTCCTGTGTTTGATTAGTTTTCCATGATCTGTTTACATCCCATGCAGGTAATACCTGTTCGTTATTAATGGTAATGCTTAATTGACCATTATAAACTGCATTTAATGCTGTTGATCCTGTTGGGAATGCTGTTTTGTTTGGATAAGTGTATAATTTACCATTTACAGCCGTTCCACTTGCAACAGTTAAAAAGAAACCAATTTCACTTACGTAAAAAAGATCCTGTAAATTAAGAAACTTATTCAATACCCTTTGTGCATTTGTGCTGCTTTGTGCTGCACTTACTAAAATAGGTAATTGATATTGTGCTGTACTTGTAGATACTGCAACTTCAGTACGCAAAAAAGATTGTGTACATTTTGCAGCCTGTAAACCAAAACCCTGTGATGCCGCCAATGCTCTTGCATTTTCAAAGGTCATCCTTGCCGCTATTTGATTAGCCATTGTTATAAAATTTTAAAAATTAATTAATAAAGGTGAAAAATGATATTGTTATGTTTATTAACAGTAACTACCCGCTACCATAGCCATAGGCATAGATCTAACATCTGTTTGATCTTCAATACCTGCAACATAAGGTGCTGTATAGTCAAATCCCGGTACTACACCAACACCTGCCATACCTGTCAAACCTGTTACCAAATTAACTGCACCAACTACCTGCATACCGTTTGCAAGACCTTTCATAAGTGGTGATTTTTTTGGTAAAAATAAACCAACTGCAATAGGTGCTGCACCTGCAATTGCTGATGCTGTTCTATCACCAATTGTTGATGGTAAAATACCCTTAATTGCACTTCCTACATATTTTGCTGCAACTCCACCTGCAACACTATAAACCAACTCCATTAATGTTGATTTTCCGATTGCACCCATGCGACTTCTACGCTTGGATGATCTTCTCTTTATTGTACGTTTTCTACGTGCCATAAAATTTGAATTTTAATTGTTATTGAAAAAATTTAAATATTTTATAATGATATTTTATATTCTGTTATTTGATGTGTAGTATTTTGATTTTTACCATCAATATACTCATAATGTTTAGATTTTTTACCTATAGGTTTAATACTAATTTTCAATGGTAAATTTTCAATTTTCTTATATAAATTTTCCACAACAGGTGGTATTAGTTTTTCCCCTGTTGAAACAATAGTTTTAACATTAGCAAATAATTTAGCATAAGTTTTACCATAAACATTAAAGGTACCTAATATCAATTTATTGTCTTTCAGAATTTCATAAAATTGTGTTTCTTTACTTTTTTTGAAATTACTTATACCTGCCAATTTATATTGATATCTACTTTCACCGCTTTGTAACTTTTTTACACCAACATAAGTTAATTTCTTTGGAGCTGCTTTTTTCTTTGGTGCTGCTTTTTTCTTTACAGCACCTATATATGTATTTTTTATTGTTTTTTTTGCTTTATTCAATGCTGCTTTTTCTGTTTTATTTGCACCTTTCAAAGTTTTATCAATAACATTGTATGCAATATTTTTTTTCGCTTGAACTGTTTTACGTTTTATACTTTGTAAAACATTACCAACTTTCTTTTTAGCCGGTGATTTTTTTTCTTTGCTATATAAAATTGCCCATGCCTGTTTTACAGCTTGTATATGGCTTAAATTTTTATTTTTTGCCTTTAATTTTTTCGCTTCTGCCTGTACTGCCTTAAAACGTGCAATATTTTGTTTTTGTTTTGTAGTCATTATTAACAATTTGAATTATCACCTTTACCATTATTTGCATTGTCTTGTATTGTTGCATCTAATACAACTGTATCTTTTTTACCCTTTGCCATAATTAAAATACTTTTGGTGTGTTATAATTTTTTTTATTTTGATTATTCATACCTGCAACAAATTCACGATCACCGCCTCTACTACCGCCACTACCCCTACTATCACCGGCACCACCACCTGATGGTGATGATCCACCACCTCCCGGCAATTCAGGTCTTTCCGGTGTGTTTCTATCTATTAATGCCATACCTGCACCTAATGCCGGAATAAATACAGTTGCAATTGATGTTGCTGCTTTAAATAATTTATCCCAAAAACTTCCTTTTCTAAATATTCTACCAACACTATTACCCTCGTAAGTTGTTTGTGTTATTTGTCTTTGTTTGATATTCATAATTTTATTTTTTTCTTAAAAAAAATGCTGCACCTGCACCTATTAAAGCTAATATTATTAATGGTGAAAAGCCTGCTGTATTTGTTTGATTTTGCATACCATCACCTGATCCACTTCCTTGTCCACTTCCTGATCTACCTCCACCTGTAACACCTTTGATGATACGTATGAATTGATCTAATGTTGTACCCTGTAAATTTTGTGGTACTGTTGCACCTCTCTCTAATTTACTTTTTAATTTTGCAAAAAAAGTATTTTCATCAACACCATATGCCTTTGCTGCAACTATCATATCTTTTATGTTATTTGCCGACAATTGCATATAACTTAAAATATTTGCTGCTTCATTGCTAACACTATCACCATCATTTAAAACCCAATATGCAGCACTATTACCTTTTAATGCACCTATTCGCAAATCTAACGCATCCCATCCCTGAAAATCATTGGGATTTCCTCTCTTACCAAATAATGAAAATATTTGTGCAGCTATGGATCCCCAATCGGTACTTGACTCACCATTTGATCCTACACCGAAAATCATTTTTGACTTTCCAATACTTGTATAATCTTGTATCTGATTACTTATATTTTGACCGATACCCGCCATTGAAATTAGTGCCATATTTTTATCTTTTATTTTTGTTGGTATTTTTGATCTATCATTAAAATATTCTAAAACTGCATCACACCAATATTTTTCGCCATTATGATCAATGACTACAAAAACGTGCTGCAAATCTTTTCCGTTATATCCTGCAAACCTGTAAAACAATTTATCATCAGTTTTATGTTTTCTTTTATATGCACTTAATAACCCCCCAAAAAACAAACTGTAACTTTTACAATCACAACCAACTGTTTTACCTGTTGCAATAATTGCAGATGGTGATCTTAATGTTTGTTTTTTCTCACTTTCAATAACATAATTACAATTTTCTTTTAAAAATTGAAAAATATTTTTTGCCGTTTCAATAATATCATCATCCTCAAAATATGGTAAAATTTTATCGTATTGATTTTGATACTTACCATGTGTTTTTATAATGCCATTAATAATATCATGTACATTTTGATCATGTACTAAAATAATTTTTTCATTTTTAAAAGGCTGCAATTTTTGCAGCAAAAATTTTGCCGATACCATTAAATGCTATAATTAATATCAATTGGAAAATTAATACCATCAACCTCAACTGATCCTGATAATTTTACCTCACCTCCAAATTTTTTATAAATATCAAAAATTGATGCTATTGCAGTAATTGGCAAAATAGAAACATATAAATCAAAAACTGTTGTACTTTTTGGTGCAATTGTAATTAGATTTTCGTTTCTTGCAACTCCAACTTTTTT